CATCACACCCGTGCGCGGATCGATTTCAATTCCCGGATAGAGAATCGAGTCGCCGTTCGCGTTACGCAGAGACCAGAAGCAGTTCGACGTCTCTTCTGTGGTCGGTCGTTGTGCGCGGCTGACGTCGGCACGGAACTTGATAATGCTGTCGTCACGCACGCGCTCATGTCCGGTAACGGTCAACCCGATTGGGTAGCCGACACCTGGGCACAGAACGATAACGGATTCGACAATCACAGTCCGGTCTTCTTTCAGCGTACACTGTACGGTTGCCGTTTGCTCTTCGGCGCTCGGCTTGAACCGGATAACACCAGCAGCACTCAACGTAACACCGCGCGATGCACCTTCCAGCAGTAACCACTCATAACTCACGGTCTGGATGGGATGCAGGCTATCACCTGTCACACCGTTGCGGCGCTTCCATTCCATAACGAGCTGAATGTTTTCATCCGGCACAATGTTATCCGGCGGCAACTTGATGGTTGCTTCGGTGATTGCGCGGGACGACTGGATGTTGAGCGTGATTGCGCCCGTGATTGTTTCCATCACGCCGCGCTGATCGGGGTAGCGCAGTGTTGCGGTCAACGTGAGTTGCGCGTCACTGTTTTGCTGACTCACATACAAACGTCCGGTCTGGTCGCCGACGGAAACGCCAGTCAAACCCGTCGGTGCCTGAAACGCCCACAGTGCATCGTCGGAGGGAACTTCAAACCCTTCCGAGTTGTCGGCAGTGAACAAACGCAGGCGATAGGGCACATACCAAATGCCATCGCTGTATTCGATTGTCGGGTTCAACGCTGGGTCGTCCGATACGTTTGTCTGACCGAGAATGTCCAACTGCATCAAGTAGGTGTTCACGCGCTGGATGTAGACCACAATCGTCCGACTGAACTTGTTGTAGTTGTCATCGAACACGGCGCGCAGCGTTACGCGACCATCTACGTTTCGCAGCGGGCGCATGTAACCGTCGCCGTCGATTGCCGCAAGCGCACTGGTGGCCGGAACATACTGACCGTTGACCAACTCTTCTGGGTCACTGAGGAACCAGTCGTTGGAAACTTCAAGGTCGTAATCATACGGCGCTTGCTCTACTTCGGTGCCGTCAGCCAGCACACTGCTACCCGTCAGGCGATAGGTGCAGACCAGTGCGTACGATGCGTAAAGGTTATTGGCCTTCACTTCAATCGGGCCTTCGATTCGCGCTTCAACAATGTCGTTGATGGGCAGCGGTGTTGCAGGCAGGATTGTCAGAACAGACGTGCGATTCTCGTTGAAGAAACGCGAGCTGATCGTTGCGCGAACAACTTCTTCTGTCTGGTCAACCTGCATCACGGCACCGACGAACGACGACTTCTTGATTTCATCGAGCGTAGTCATACCAGCGAAGATAGGCAGACGCGATGTTGGCATCCGCATGAACTCTTCGAAGGTATCCGGCATCTTACCTTCCAGCGTATAGATGAGGTCGGGCGCTTCCCACTCACGCGAACTGAAAATAACCAGCGGCGTGAATCCGCCGTCGTCTTCCAGCTCTGCGCTCCAAACACTGTCCACGTATTCCGAAGTCCCGTCAGCGTAGTCAACGAGAGAGCGAACAAACGTACGAGTGCGCTCACCTATCACTTCTGGAATCTCCATCCGCATTCCGGTTACACGGGCGCGGGTCGGTGACAGCGAAATGCGGCGACGGTCAACAGTCGTAGTTCCATTGTGGGTGTAGGTCGCAGTGAGCAACGCTTGTCCGTGCAGGCTGCCGTTGAAGTACAGCAGTTGGCGAACGTGCGTCAAATCAGTCGCCACGTCAACGAACGTCTCAAGGCTATCGCGGAACTCAAGCGTGATATACTTGGTGTAATCCAACTCTGTCAGGCTCAAGTGATCGAACGGTTCACCTGCGGCTTCCAATCTCTCGATCTCGGCCTTGGTCTCTTCGTACACGCGACGGTAACTGGATTGCGAGGGCTCGAACTCCACCTGCAACTCTGCACCGATTTCAGTACGGCCACCGTTGTTCCAGTTGCCGAACGTGTTGATGCGCGTGGTAGATTTCGCAGTCAGTATTTGCACGCACACGACGTCGATATGGGTTACGGTCATCACACGGTCAAAGGCAGTCATGCGACCCGTGCCTGTAATGCTTTGTCCGTCGTATTTGCCATTGAACCCGATATAGACTTCGGTGTCCTTGGTCACTGCGGGAACTTGAAACTCACCAGTGACCGGATTAGGACGCGCGGCAATCGCACCGTCTACGTGAACGCCGTACCAGAACGATTCATGCACTGCACGCCAGCCGAGAACGTAACGACTGTCGCCGGAATCGATCTGCTCTTGCGTCGCACCCTCGGCAACCAAGAACGCCTGCGCCTGCGGTGAAATGTCCGAGCCCTCAACCGCACGCACGGGCAGCCGCACGCGAGTGTCGTTTACACGCCAACGCTTGGCAAGCAACGAGATTGTGAGTTCGGAATGCACTGGGTCGCTGGCATCTGCAAACGTCGCATACAGTGATACGCGATAGTCCTTGATGTACGTGGCGCTTGAAAGCGTGGTGCCTTCGATGGATACGCGACGACTACTGATGTTCCACACGGGCAGAACTTCAACTTCGGTGCCGTCGTTGTATTTGGCGAACGCTTTGATCTGCACGTTGGTGCCTTGCGCGAGTTCCTGCGGGCATTCGATTCGCAGCGCGGTCGGCACACGTTTCAGGATAGACTTGCGGGCAGTCATCTTGAACTGCGCTTCGCGTTGGTAGTGGCTGCCTGTGTAGATGCAACGCACCATGAACTGCGTGTCTTCCACGATGTTCGGAATCACCAGCGTCGAACCATCGAACACGCCGAGTTCAGTTTCCCAAGTCAGGAGACCGGAATCGGTAATGTCCACCGGATAGGTATGGCCTTGGAATTTGCCGACGCACCGGAACGGAACGCGAGAGCCGCCAGTAACCGGATTGTTATTCGGCAGGATTGCAATCTCGTCAGGGTCAACAACGTTCGACGGACTCAACAGTGTGAGGTTCACTTTGCCCTTTGCGCCTGTTTCCGGACACCACAGATCAACCACCAGTGTTTCGCGGCCAGAGCTTGGCGGGACGAACGTACACCAGTTAATGCCGCCTGCTTCAATGCGCGGACTGCGACACACTGCGGTGTAAGTCACTTCACCGCCGCCAACGAATGCGGAGCGGTAACTGAATCGCAGCAGTTCACCAGCAGCCAGAACGGATCCCGACAGAACGAAACCGGAACGCACTTGGTCAAGCGTGCGGCCACCAACATGCGACCAGAAGATTTCCTCGTTCGCAAATATCATCCCAATGCGCAACGGCTTCGAACCGCTCGGGCGTTTATCAGGATCGTCAGTGCCGTCCGGAATGTCTGGGTCGTTGGGGTCAGTCGGATTACCGCCACCGGGATTATTCGGATCGTTGGGATCGCCGCCACCGGGATTGTCGGGGTCGTCGGGATTTGTTGGCGGCTTGTCCGGATCCACGGGGTCTTTAGGATCGTTGGTGCCGCCGCCGCCGCCGTCGGGATTGGGGTCAGTGCCCGCCTCGTTAACGAAGACGATGGATTCGAGCACGTCATCAATGGGTGCCCACTGATAGAAGAACTCGGCAACGCGACGCGAGAACACGTACATGCGCACGAACGCAACGGGGTCTTCCGTGTTGTTCAGTTGCAGCCCGACGTGACGCTCGGCCCATTCGGTCGCCATATCCTTCGCCCACTTGAAATTCTTCACCAGCAGGTCAGCGATTTCCGGAACCATGTCGTGATCGATCTTCAAATCGAATCCGGCGTACTGCGCACCGATACCGACTTCGAGTTCGACGTGCGTTGTCGGATACCAGCGACCGCCGTTAATGATCGTCTCGCCTTGCGGGTCACGATAGAACGATTCGTAGTCCGCAGACCACAGGGATTTCACACGGAAAATGTTGTTGATCAGAAATTGGGCGTAGTCCGCCCAGAATCCGGTATCCACAACTTCGTGGTAGGTGTTGAGGAAATCAAAACCCTTGGCAAGGCGACGCGCTTGTTTGCGCATCAACCCTGTAGCCAAGTTGATCCCGATACTGCGAAGGCTCGCCTCAATCGTGACAATATCCGTCTGGTCACGAAGGCGGCGAATCTCCAATAACTTCTCGACGTGCGGCAACACCATTTCGTCGTTTACCGCAGTGAGCATTGTAATCAATTCATCGAAGGCCGCCTGACGCTCGACTACTTCAAGAATTGGTACGCTAGATGAAAGCATTCGTACCTCCACGTTTCGAGTACGTCGCGGTCACACGCAGACTGCGCAGCGCAATGTACTCCAACTTTGAACTTGGGGTAAGGTCGGTCTCTGGCCCCAGCACGCGCACGTAGTCGATGTGATTAATGCGCACGCCCTTTGCGTACTTGCACGCATCGCTAATGTCATCAATCGCAAGTGTGCGGCCAAGAATCCCTGGGCGCGGACGGAACAGTTTGGTGATTTCATTGCGGCAGCGATCTTCGACTTCACGCAAGTCGCCGTTGTACCAAGAGTGGACAATGACTTCGACCACCGCCTGCACCATCAGCCGTGTCGGGTTCCACGTCTGGATGATATGCAGCGGACGGTACAGCGCAATCTTGTCAATCAAGCGATCCCACTGCGCACTGCGCGGATTAGGGTTCACGCCACCCAACGTCTCGCCATGATAGGGAAGCGCGCAGATGCGAATCACCTTCTGGAACGATGGGTCGTTCGGTGCAATGTCACGCTGGCTCAAGATGGAGCAATCCGCGATTCCCGGTTGAGCCAGCATGAACGCGCGCCATTCGTCGGGACGCGACAGTTGACGACGCGACAGGTGCAGCACGGGGCCGAACTGGCGATAGTATTCGATGGGGAGTTCGTCGCTGCCTCCGGTGATCGGCTCAACGGTGCGGCCTGCAATCTGGCGGTTGTCGAGCAGCGAGCACACAAGGCCCACCGCATCGTTGTTGTCCGCAGAGCCGCCGCAGGTAATGTAACGCGCGTGCAGCACATGGCCGCGATCAAGTGCGCGACCGAAGAATCGACCGCCGAACAGCAGGGATACCGCGCCTTGTTCGTCAGTGAAATCAGTCACCACGTAATCACCAGCAGCGGCGCGAGTGAATGCCTGATCGATCACCGTGTACGGGAACGTGTTTCCAGCGGGGTCAGTTGTCCACACATCGTACGAGTCGATTGTGAATTCTCCGGCAGTCAGCGCGAAGGTTTGAAGGTCGCGCTGTTCGGTGATCTCGAAAGTCTCTTCGACAACTTCACCAATCACCACGTCGAAGTCTTTGGTCTCACCCGGATTGAGTGCGAGAGTGGTGCGCAGGTATCCGGCCTTGCCACTGACAGACACCGCAGTGTGCTGGTCGTAGGTAACGGGATCCGTGCTGCCGTTGGTGAACTTCACGCGCGTGGTAGCGGCAGACTTGCGGCGGATCGGGATCCCGAGGAAGCGAGCGCCTGCCAAGGTACTGGAAGCGCGGCGGGAGAGTTGGATAAATGCTTCGCGTGCAGCGATACGGATCGCGGCGTTGTTATTCTCGCCAATATCACCGAGCACGTCGGCCAGAAGCACCAGCAGCGATGCCGCTTGTTTATCAGACCAGTTGGTGGACTCCGATGCCTTCTCAAGCAGGGCGGTAACGAAGTCCTTATGGTACATTGCCCGTGAGAGCTGGGTCGTCATTTTAATACCTCCGAAGTCCAGTTGTTCTGGTAGGCAACTGGAACGCGCTAGGGTCAGGTGCCGCACTGAACTGATAGCTTGAATTCCGTGTGACCTCACCGGACGGCAACACAATGTCGAATGTGATCGACACGTTGTACGTCTGCCTTCCGAGAGTGACCACAGTCTTCACGTTGGTGAATATGGTGTTGATTTCGTTTGCCGGATTCTCGATGGCGTCAGTAACATCCACCCCGAGCCAGTCAGCGGTGATCGCATCGAACGGCTCGAACAGTCGGGAGATAAGACGCGCCCCGAATGCAGGATAATACTTGCGCGCACCGAGCGGCACACTCAACACGATATACAATTTCTGAATCGCGGAATCAACGTCGGTCACAGTGTCATCGCTACTGTCACCGTAGTTGATCCTCACGTCGCTTAATGATGCCATTTCAACCTCCGGCAAACACGTTAGGGGAACCGTTGCTTCCCTTGTCGCCGCAACTGATACCATCGCCTTTGCGGTGAACCTTACGGCCATTCACTTTAACGGTTGACGGAGATTGCGCTTGCCGTCCGGCGTGAACTACCTTACCGCACTTGTGTGGTTGGTACATGTCACCCATGCGAACTGCGCCGATGCGATTCACTTTGACGTTGTTGCTGCCTTGCGTTGGTTTTGTCGGAGGAAAACATCCGTGCCCAGCGGAAGCATCACGCCCTTTTCGAATGATGGCTTTTCCCATGATTGTCTCCGAAAAAGAAAAAGGGGCCGTAGTGGCCCCGTGTGCCTGCTACAAATTAGCGCGTGGCACGTTTGTTACGTGAGTTCCGCGACGATCTCACTAAGGTCATCAGGTGCAACGCGCTTCACGCCCGAGCGCAAGTAGTCTTCCTTTGTCGCAAAGGTCGGATACTTGAACAGCGGTACGCGATACGAGGCGCAGGGCGGGCCGAAAGGATCGACCTTGGCGTCTGGGTCTTTGCGTGCAAGTGCGCGGCCAGTTGAAATCAGGTCACGCACAATCACCACATTTCGCCATTCATCCAGTCGCACGGCGTTGACAACTTTATACTGCTCGACACCGTAGACGAATGCGAATGTCTTTGGTGTGTGCCATGCGCCGTCACGCGCCTTGAACAAGGTGTGCTCTTGCCTGAATCGGTGGAGCGTCTTCACCATCATACGCTCGGGCCACTCGTCGCCGTACTTCTCGATGATCGCCAGCACGAACGCCAGCGGGAGGTCGAGCAGGATTGCGATTTCAGCAGCCGAGTATCCGGCTTGCCCGAAGCGTACACGAACAGCGAGCGCACGCGGCAGGAACTCCATTTCCAAATCAAGCAAGGAACATTTGATTGCTTCACAGGTACGCGCTTCTGCAACCGCAGTGAGTTGCGAGAACGTGCGCTTATCCATGAACTCAATCAAACTGTCTTCCATGCGCGTCAACTTTGCAGTGACGACCTCAAGCGAGCGTTGGTTCACCCGATTGAAGTAACGTTCAACTTTCGACCCTGTTAACATCAGCGCCTTCCTCAGACATATAAAGCGCGTCACCCGTTGGTGATTCGACTTCGAGATAGATATTGCTAGTCTCGGGAGTCAGTGCCTCTGGTACGCGATTCGCACCATTGACGATCACCGGATACGAGTGTCCGCTTACTTCCATTACACACGGGGGCTCGACACGCGCGGCCTTGATGAAGTCTTCGCGCTTTACCCCGTAGATGATCGCGTTGCTGCCCACTATCTCGACACGCGATGAAACCACCGATATGTCAAACAGCTTTAGGCTTGTCAGTTTCCGGAACATTCTCATGATAGAGACCTCCAAACTCATCACCCGCCAGTAGTTGGACAACGCGAGGCGCAGGGTTCGACACTTGGAACCGCAGACCCTCACAGAAGTGATTGAACCACGGAATCACCAGAGTGTCGAACTCGGCAAGCAGCGTTGGCGCAGGCACGTCGGAATAAATCGGAACCGTGCAACCAGCAGATGAGTAGATGTATAGGACGGAGCGATGGCCTCCGCACTCCGCAACCGCGATAACACCGGAGCTTGACGCAACAAGCGAATACGTCACTCCGGATGGCATCTTGACCAGATTGAAAGCGCGAAACGTATGACTGCCCTTTACTCCCTTGAGTTGTCGTTGTTCTGACTTGCATCCATCAGGGAGTTGAAAACCACGGCGCTCCATATCACGCAGCACTTCGGAAATGAACTTCACGTTACGATAGAACGTACGTTGAGCACATTGCGTCCGTGGGAGTATGAGGCGCTTGAGGTCTCGGTTAAGCGGTGCCCGCAACGCATCAAGAATTTTCTCGATGGTACAGCCTTTGGATACCAGAGGGTTAGCAGTCACAAGTACCATGTTACGCTCTCCGCGCCTGACGTTGCTGTTGCTGCGGACGGCGCGGCTTCATGCGGCGTTGCGGGCGAGCGGCGCGGGCTTCGCGTTCGGCTTTGCGCTCCAGCCAGCGGGCGTAATCGAACGGATGCAGCACGGCGTCATCGGGGTTCTTCGGAGAAATGATGAACCAGTCGATGTGCGGATACAGCGCAGCAACTTCGGCGAGAATGCGCAGCAGGTCGTGCATCAACATGCCACTGGTGCCACCGTAAATGCGATTCATGCCGATGGCCAGACGTTGGCCGTTGCGCGGCGTCAGGCTCGACGCTTGGCGCGCGATGGAAGCGAACACCTTGAAGATGTTCTCAACGGTAACGCGATTCAGCGGACGCGGTTGCTTCTGACCTTTGGCCGCAGCATCTTTCATGTTGCGGTCGTTGATCGAGCGGCGGATTTCTGCACCGTACTCGAAGAACGAGTAAGCCAGCGTTACGCCGTGATTACCCATCGGCAACAGGATGGAAGAAGCGAGCAGGTACTCGGCGGTTGAAGTCCCATCCATCAGCACGTTGCTCGAAACTTCACTGCGCGCGTACTGCATGATCGAGCCGTACTGCGAACAGGTATTCGGGAAGTCTGCTTTCAGGAAACGTTCGGTCGGGCTACTGGGGAATGGCGCACCAGCGAAACTCTCAACGACGAACACGTCGAAGAGACCAGCACGCAGCGCAGCAGTTTGACGCCCTTCGACTGCGATGAAAAGATTCTCGGCGACCGGAGTCATTGACTCACCAACTGCACGGCGAACGAGTTCGCGGCCAGCACCTTGCAGTCCCTCCGTCGGGCGCGGGCGCTGCTTGGAAGGTTGACGATTGGATTTTCCACCCACGCCGATAGACATGAGTTCTTCGAGTTTAGTTACGTTAGCCATATCCTATGCTCCAAACAGTGAAGAGAAACGGTACTTCTTACGGAGTTTACGCATACGCTCTACGCGCTTATCAGTTAGCGGCTTGCGTGCGTAGTCCTCCAAGTCAGTTGGGATTCCTTGTACCTCGGTGTCGAGTCGGATCAAGTTGCGCATCATCTTCACTGGCATAACCAGCGAACCTTCACGCAGAGACTTGAAGCGCTTAACGAAATCAGGATCCTCTAATGCCGAAGACAGCGACCCGTATTGCTTGAGCGCAGCCGCAGCTTTCGATTCCCCCAGCCCAGGGATACCGGGAATATTATCCGCCTTGTCACCCAACATCGTCAGGTAATCAACGATGCGCTTCGGCGGCACTCCGTATTTGGCAATGCAGTCCTTCGACGTGGACAGCACAATCTGTTTCGCGTTGCCAGTATCCGGCATGATGATACTGGTGTTCTTGTGCTTCAACAGTTGGGCGCAATCCTTGTCGCGGGTGTAAAGCCACACACGGATGTCCGGGTCGTCTTTGAAGATGAATGAAATGGTTGCCAGCACATCATCCGCTTCTGCGCCATCAGCGGCAAACAGAGGGAAGCCGGAAACTTCGAGCATCTTCAACACGAGTTTTATTTGCGAGCGAATCGAGGCACGCTTTTCCGGATCGTCATCACGTCCGGCTTTATACAGATGGTTTTCGTCGAGCCCTTTCTTCTTGACCCAGCGCGCAACCTTCAAGTAGCGATTCGATTTCTCGCGAGGGCAGTCAACGGCGAAAACGAAGAAGTGCTTGTCGTTCTTGCCTGCCGTTTCCTTTACCTTGGAGACCAGCGCTTCGACCATGTTGATGAATACTTTGGCGGCACCCGTGGGTTCCCCGTTCGCAGAAAGCTCGGCAGGGGCCACGTAGTACGCGCGATGTATCCAGTTGCTCAGGTCGATGGCGTGTATATGATTCATTTGTTTTGTCTCAGCAAGGTGATATGAACATCAGCCAGCCACGTCGCACCTTCCTGTTGATCGAGTGCGTCGAGCATTGCATTAACGCGAGTGCCTGTGCAGAACACACGCGCAGCTTGCAGCTCAAGCATCCAGTGGAATTGGTACAACCACGACGCTCCGTCATACACCAGTGGGTGAGAGAACGCTGGAATTCCTTGGCGCGAGTCCGTCAACATTACGACACGCGATTTCGGAATATCCACCCCTTTTCCTATGATGGGCCATGTCTTCCATGTCCGGTATGAACACCGTGCGAGTTCGAAGCGTGACACGTTGAAGGCAACTACGATCCCGTCGCGCGCAAGAAGGTGTTTAACTCCACGCGCATCGCATAGGTCGCAGAAAACCATGTCATACGTGCCTTTGTGTTTCGCCAAAGACTCACGCAGTATTCGCCTTCTCACATTTTACCTCCAAGGAATCTCAGCAAGTTATGTATTTCATTTACAGTTTGCTGGCCGACGATTGGCGTAAGCTGCGCCCACAGCGCGGGATACTCTTTGTGGTCAATGTTGGCCTTGATATACTGCGCGGCGTAAACAGGCGTTGCATCATTCAGCAGGTTACGGACAACGCGAACATGTCGTGAAATAGAAAATGGGAGCACAGGGCTCCCATTCGGCAGATTAGTTCCAGTCCGCACCGGAGCCGCCCTCGGCAAACGATGCGTCTGGGTCGGCTACACCGACGCTCAGAACGTAGATCTCAGACTTGCCAGACTTGACGTAGGTCGCGTCAATGAGCGATGCGCCCCATGCGTCTTCTTCGTATCCCAGATCGTCGAGCCATTGGGTGATCAGTTCACCCGTTTGGTCGAGGCTGCGATCCGGCGCGTCTTCTGTTCCGTCACCGAGCAGAATGACTTCTGCTTGCTCAACAGCGTCTTCCGTCTTGGCGTGTGCAGCAAGTTGAGCACACACGGAATCGGCACCTTCGCTCATCGGAGTAAAGTTGAACACGATGGTACTGCCAGAGACTTTGTGAGAGAAGAGGCGTACGTCGCCTTCGACAATGCTATACATGTGATCAGTCCTTATTCGGGTTGTTGAACTCGCCAGTTGCAATCACGGCTTTGATTGCAGCGTGAACCGCTTCCGGCGTTGTGGTAATCAGGTTACGGTAGAAGCACGACGCTTCAATGCGACGCAGCTCATCGGGAGCGGTATTTGCTTCGGCGATGTTGCGCGCGGCTGACGCAGATGCGGCGTTTGCTTCGTACGCCAGCTCAGTGGCGACGGCAAGCGAGAAACGTTCGCCGTACTGCTCAGTAACCTTCCGCATAATCACGATTACGTCATCAGAGTCAGTCATTGATGTGCATACCTCTTTGCAAAGACATGAACGGGCGGGAACTTCTCCCGCGCGATGTTACCAGCGAACGAGTGCCAGCTCGCATAGACTTGCGGGCGCAGTCGATGGTGCGTCGCGTTGAAGAAGGAGAGCGACAAGCGCTCCACTTCCTTAATGCACGTCTCTCGCGCTAGGCGCAACTTCTCCGCGCGCTTCGCACTTGCAGTTAGCACGCTTGCATTCAACTCACGGTCGAGTGCAGAACTCGCTTCACGCAATCGCACATGCGCAGCAAGCAACTCGCACGCCGCACGGTTAGTGTTGGTCGTGCCGAGTGCCACGGCCACCGCGATATAGAATGCGGTATCCTCAACAGATAGCGGAGTGCCGCCAAAGACTGGCGCATCGCTCGGGAACATTCCGAACTCTACACTGGCCTTTCCCAGAACACGGGCAGCTTGCATGAAGGACTGGAAGTGGCCGCGCTCTTCGAAAAGATACGCGACCGCGCCGTACGCTTCACGCGCCAGAGTGTGTTGAGAAGCCTGACCCTCAATCACTTCTCCGGCTGCGGCTGCAACGCGCTCTTTAAACAGCGACACAGTGTCAACGTCAGTTGATGGATTCCTTTTAGCCAAACCAGTCAGCCAATCCTTCCACCCCATGAATCACTCCTTAGTACATGCGTGCGTTTGCAAGAGTCTCCCAGCGCTCGGGGGTTGCCGAAACGGAAGACGTGGACGCCAGACGATTCTGGCCGTTCGCTGTAAGATTCTTTACAGATTTGTAGATGGCGTTGTTTGCCTTGTCGTGAGCACCGCGCTGGTTGTAGATGTATTTCTTCTTACCTGTCGCAGTACGTTCGAACGCTTCGCCGAGACTACCGAAATCGCGCTCTGACAATTTCTTACGACCGAGAAGCGGGCCGCCGAAGTTGGCGCTTGAGAACGAGCCGCCACCGCCGCCACCTGCATCGTCTTCTTCTTTCGGGCCGTAGTTCTTTTTCAGCTCCGCGAGACGACGTTGGTAATCCAGCATCTTGCGCTGCATCGCCAAGTTTTCATCTTGGTCGCCCATCAACTGGTCGAGGTTGTAGCCTGCGGATGCCGCAATCGCGCGCAACGGAATGGGCACACCCATTTCAGTCATCGCACGCAGCGCTTCCATCTGACCTTGGTCAGAAGTGGGTCGCAACTTCTTCGCCCAATGAACGGACGGGATGAACAACTTGGAGCCATCTTGCACGCGAGCGAGAACGTCCATTGCGTCACCACTCATCAGACCGGACTTGCGAATCACGTTGCCGCTTCGACTTACAGCCAGACCGTTGATGATGGAGACCAACGGGAACAATTTCTCGTAGAACAAGCGGCGGGTAAGTTCGTTACGTTGAGCAGCGAGACTTTCCATGAACGCCATCATGCCTTGCTCGCCGTTGGAGAACGTGGCGTCACCAGACAGCAGCGCCTCACTCGCACCGAGCGCACGCAATTTGTATTGCGTAGTCGTGTCCCAAATGTCCGTGATCTTCCAGAAGTCACCGCCTTGACGGAACTCGTTGATCTGAACACCGAGACGTGTGGCGATTACCGCACCGATCGGATCAGCGTCCGCCGCGAGCAGTAAGTCAGTGACGTACTGCATTTCTTCGACGCTCGCTTCCCAGTCAGCACCGTCACCAAGTTGCGCGTGCAGAATACCACGCTGGCGACGTCCACTCTCGATAAGCGTCCCGCGATACAGGTTCTTCTCGATCAACCAAACAGGAAGCACGCGACCGAAGATCGATCTCCCTGGGCCAGTGGTGAACGGACGGCGCGGCAGCCAGATTGTGCCCAGCGGTTCGAGTTCAATCTTCTCACCACCGTCAATCTTGGCGCACAAGTCACTTCCGATGTACTCCCGCAACTTCTTCACGCGCGGACTATCACGCAGCATGACGTCGCGCATATCCTGCGGAACGGTCAACTCCAAAATCGGATCTTGGTTGTTGAACGGCAGCGGGTACACGTCGATGTTGTCGTAGCGGTGGCACCACAAGTCGAGGAACTGCGCCTTCTGTTTGTTGTAGAGCATGGATGAAACGTGGGCACCAGTAACAAGTCGGTCAGCGGTAATCGCTGGCAGCATTGACCCGATGCGGAGACGGTCACACGTTTCATAGAACGGTTCGAGCAGTGCGTCTTTCGCACCGCCGAACGAGAACTCGTCGTAAGGGAGCGTGCTCACCATATCGACGTAGCTACCACAGATCGGATCGAAGTTATAAATGTCGCGGTACACGTTGAACAAATGCTTGTCGTCAGTGTCGTACGCCATCCCTTCGAGCAACGGGTCTACGTCAATATCGAGAGCCACCGAACCAAACTGCATATTGCCTGCACTGGAACCGCCGCCCCCTGCGGACAGCGATTTCAGTTTGCGGGAATCATTGGTTTCGGCAGCGCGCATTTTCGCACGCTCCTTCACACCGTCTTTTGCTGCACGCAGAAGACTCGCGCCAAGTTCTGATGTTCCAGCAACTCCGACTGACTTCGATGCAGCTTTTCCTTTTGTGGAAGCGGCACCTCTGTCAGAGAAGTCACTTTGAGACTTGAACTTAACTCCCATGCGTTTACGCCTCGGGTACGGGCATGGTCACGCAGCACTGCGCGCAGAACGATGCAGGGCGGCCCCCAGCCAGAGTGGAAGGTTGCATACCGCCTTTGCATTTGGGGCACACGTCTACTCGGTCGATACTCAGAGCGGAAGTGGATGCCACCGCAACGTTGGCAGCGGCAAGATCATTATCGACCTTGCCAGCACGAACTGCTTGACGTTCCGCCAAACGGTTACGTGCGGGGTTGTTGAACTTATTCATCGTTTTAATCTCCTTGAACCAGCTACACAGGCGAAATTACCGACCTCTCCAGATTTCGTCGCCACAGAAGACCCGCCGCCGCCCGCCGTACGCTGACCCGCACCCATAACCATCAAGCGGCTAGGGTCACGATTCATGTTGGTGTTCTTGCGCGGAACGAGGAACGGAGCCCAGTCCGGATTGTTAAGGCCGTAGACACTCAGCGCAGTTGCGCGCCACAAGTCATCGGTTAGTCCCTGCCCTTTCAATACCTGATTGCGGCTATCTTGGATAGTCACGCACTGATACATGAAGTGTTCAACCGGACGTCCCTTGAAGCATTCGGGGTAATCCGAAAGATCCGAGTTCAATATATCAGTTACAGATTTCACATGCGTGCTGCGCGGATAACTCAGCGTGCCGCCTTGCATCTGGTTCTTGACGTCCCACATGTCGTTATACTTGAGGGAGTATTTCTTCGACACGTCAACGAGACTTGTCGCGAGCGCATCTTGCAGCAACTTGGTTGAGTTCCAACGGTCGGCCAACAGGATGCGAACGTTACGCGCTTTGATAACCGGAACGATCAGGTAGTCAAAGATCATCGTGTAGTTCAACGCAACACCAGGGGCAGGCATGATCTCGATTAGCAAGTCGATGCTCGCCATACCGTCGCGGGTCGAAGTACATGACAGCGCAAAGCTGTTGTTCGTTTCGCCTGCGTCGATTGCCAGCACCGAAGGCACGTCAGTCTCTTTGATGCGAGTCACTACGCCGTAGATGGTACGCTCCTGAATGCCCGCGTTACTTGCGCGGTTGATCTGGTGCGTGTATTCCACCTCGTTACGTCCGACCTCGCGCATCGTATCGTTGACAACGACCGGAGAGATAAACGGACTTGCGGACACCGGAGGCTGCGCTCCGTAATCTCGGGCAGCAGTCATTGGGTCGCGTTGGAAAGCGTCCACGATGATTTCGTTATCGCGCGGGATGTGCGGATTCATCTTCCACGTCGGGGCATGGATGCCGAGGATCTTGCGCGAGCTTTGTGACAAGCGAACGAGTTCGCAAATCTTGTCGCGGTAATCACTCGGGGAACTCACGTTGAGCATGTAGCCCGTCAGCAAGTTGTCATAGCCCTCATCGACTAGCCGCTGTTCGTTGGCGCGTACGGTAAGCAGCGAACGTTCGAGTGCGATATGCACTTCGGCGGCACCAGTCTTAACCTTCTGCGCGGCGGCGTTGTTATCGAAGTAACCGATTTCATCTATCGCTGCCAGAAAACGAGTACGACCACGAAGCACCCGTTTGTCAGGGCCAGCAGCGTACACGTACAGGTTACGATGGCGGTAGAGCACGAACGTGTCCCGCAGCTTCAACACTTCAACACCGTGCAGCGCTTCGAGTCGCCTGATCAGTGCGTGGTAGCGCTGGAACCACGGCGAATCCAACAGGTAGCCGTAGTAAGGATCCCACAGCGTATCCTTCGCCTGCGCCAATGTCAGGGCCACGAATGTTCCGTGCAGGATTTGGTTATCACCCACGTTGAACAAGCGCGTCGGTTTCTGAACCTTGAGCAGCAGGTGAGTGATGTAGGTGGAAAGCATTGCGACCACGATGGACTTGCCGCTGTTTTCCGAAACCATTCCGTTGGAGACATAGCGCTGACCGCTCGGGACTTCGAAAGTCCAAACGGGCTCGGGCTCGATGTGTTCGACTTCGGCAGTGAACACCGCGAACTTGCCATCGACCAGACGCTTGAGGTAATGCAGCGGGTCGGATTCCTGCACGTCGGCGAGAAGAGTCACCAGAGTTGCGCGATCCCATGCAGACGGCGCGAAGTCAGGGCACACGCGCTGAACAGTTTCGGCCAGCGGGGAGAAGTCGTCGTACGCCGCACGGTCGCGAATCAAGGTACATCCTTCCCGCACGATGGGCTGATTGCAGCCGACGGCGAGAACTTGAATGTCACGCGCCAGTTGTTCGCTAACGACAGTGACCTCGCCAAGCTCAAACAGAGAGGCGAAGAACACCGCGAGCGTTTCGCGCGGTTGAGTTAAAACGTAATCGGGGAGTTCTGCGAGAACATCATCGCGCATGTGAGCGGCGACCAGATGTTGAAGAACGATGTTGCGGGACAGCGTTACGCCGTCACCGTCCAAGTACGGACGATTGCCAACAACACGCACGTTGCCTTTCGCGAGATCCGCGATAACGGGCAACATGAAATCTTCACCGCAAGAGAAGTGAGCACCACGGGTTACAACACCGCTCGTTTTGTATTTGGCGTGCAAGCCCAAAACGAATTCCTTGGTGGGGAACGGTTTGCTATCGTGAGTGCCGAGATTGACAACAATGGGGGAGCGCCCGCAGTCGGAGAGGGGGCGATAGGAAAACGCCCAGCCTTCAACGCCGTGGTCAGCAGTACCGCGCAGAGACATGCCGTTAGACAAGTTCGCAGCGACCAGCCGGTTGCAGTCGGTATCTTTCAAAACTTTATGAACGCGACATGCCTTGTTGTTGAGCATGACATTCAGATCCGACATTACGGAGTCGTCGCCGTTGACAGGGAGATCGCGCACACGACGCAAGCCCATATCGGTGGTCAGCAGCGTGTTACCAGTCACGCAACGCTGGCCTGCGCAAACAGCCAACTCGTTATAGAGGTTGAGTCTACGCTTCTTGAAAAGCATTGACCGCTTGGATCCACACTTCGGACACACACCATGCTCAAGCAACGTGACCTTATTCAACAGGCCGACGATACCTTCACTAGGTTCGTGGTTTTCAGTTTGCATCCATTCGGTGTCTGAACATTCAGGGTTGGGGCAGTATTCGCCAAAGAGCCGGATACCAATCAACGCCTGTTCGAGATACGGAGTGGCCGCCAAGTAGTTGGATGAACTCACCCACTCGAAGAAGTTCTTCGCGGTAGGCATTGAGGAATCATCGAACTTCAAGTCAACAGGAATAGAGGCTTCACCGGACTCGTTGAGAATTCTCTCGACGTTGAAGTCATCGGAGGATTCGAAGTCGGGGGCGCTTACGCCTTTTTCCGGATCAAACTCGGGCATTGTGACAACAGCAGTTCCGCCGCCAGCGCCCTCTTCAATAAGAAGGTCGAGCGCAGCGACGCGCCCAGCCTTTAAACGTTTCTTTACCGTGGGGTCTGCTTTCTTCTTCGCCATACGTGACTCACTTACGTGCCATTGATCTCATCACTGCGGCGGTGGGGCCTTCGGCTTCACCAGCCACGAGATTCGCATTTCGGTTAAGGAGTCTACGCGCTTGCTCTCTATTGGCAGCGGCCTTCCGGTCTATTTTTAGTTGTTCGTAGCTGTCGAGAAGAACATGCAACATCGCTTCTTCTTTGACTCGCTCGGGAAGGTGCTTGGTCGCACTCAACATCATGCCGAACGCTTCGGCGTCCATGACTAATGATGCTAAGTCCGTTAACGTTGAATCCATCGACGCTTCCAGTCCGTAGACGTCGCGCATGATGGCCTCAAACTCAGAAGATGCTCGGTCTGACGCTATTGCGAATTCGCCAGCGTGGCCGAGGAACAGATTACGCAAGTTGGAAGTTAGGGCCGCAATGCGGTCACGGCCCTTTTGTTCTTCCTCTTCGCTAAACTTGACTGCATTCTCAGGGACGATTGATCCGTCATCGGTGTCCGAGCGTAGGACAAGCAACGATGCACGCCTACGCTCGTCAGTCAATGTCTCGGCAAGTTCTGTCACGTCGATGAAGCCCCGTTCGTCGGGAGCTTCACGTCGAACATCATCACGCACATGATCATCGAATCGTTTGTTCACTTTAGTGTCCGAATCGACAAACACGCGCGTGACTTCCAATGCCACACCATTGACGGGCCAGAAGTCTAACAGCACTTCTTCTGGCACCGAATCTACTCGACCGCTCGGAGTTGCAAGCATGAACTCAAAGGATCGACGATCCAATTTCTATCTCCTTGAAGCCTCTCGACTCTTTCTTCTTGCCCGACCACTTATTACCGTCGGGCTTCGAACCGAACTTCGATTTGGGTTTATCGGAGGATTTCTTTTTCTTGCTTGGCTCTTCGTCGTCATCCGACTTTTTCTTGCTGCGGAATGGCGAAGCGTCCCCATCGGAAAGCGAACTGCGATCACCGCCACGCTTCGTACGGTTGACAACCGCACGCGAGCCAGCGGACATGGTGGCAAAGTCTTCCGGCAACTCGAACTCGAACAGCTCACCGTCACGCGCCTTCTCAACTGCAATCGGCAGGTTGTGCAGGGCACGGACTTCTGAATCGACATACGACCAAGTGATCAGCACGTCACAGTGCTCGACCATTGCGCGGGAGTAACGAACCTTACCACTCTCAGTATCAAGCTGAACCAGAATCACATACAGGCGGCCAGTGTTGGTCGCATGAATCTTGGCAGCACGCACCGCTTCACTCAACGAGATTGCTTGGTTGTTGGGGTCTACCCCTTCAAGCAAACCAACGTAGTCAATGATCGATACGTGCGAGCCAGTGGATGCGGAGAAGTACAGCACATCTTCCATCGACATGCCGCGCGACGGCGCAGCCCATCCGAAAGTGCCGCCCGCTTTGCGCAGCCGCTTGTAGTGAGTCATCATGGATTCGCGAATCTTGGCAGCTTCTTTCTTGCTCAGTTTCGCTTGCTTGATCTTGTTGAATGCGACGCCGCTTACCATTGATGCGTAACGTTTCGCTTCTTGTTCTGCCGTCATTTCCAACGTGATACGGTTGACCGAAATCCCGTTAAGCAGAGCCAAGTTATCGCCGAGGTTCATGGACACCGCCGACTTACCGCCGGAGGTTGTCGCTGCCAGAATCACGACGCCCGAAGTGGGGAAGCCGCCGTTAATCTGATCATACTCATCGAACCCAGTCTTCAACATCCGCTCAGAAGGTGACGCGATTACCTTGTCAACGAACTTGAGCGCACTCTTACCGCTCTTACCCATCGAGTAAACTTTCACATCCTCGACAGCATTGTGTCCGAGACCCGCGAGCGCACCAGCGATTTCCGCATGGATAGATGCTTCATCAAGTTCGTCGGACTCTTCTTCTTGCAGTCGTTGGCTGATCAGTTTCGCTATGCTGTTCAAGCCACGTCGGTGACTGAACACTCCGAGGTCTTCGACAAGTCGCTTGTAGCGTTGAGGTCGGCAGGTCTTCACCTCGTCGGTTGCTTCGCGCAGGAATTCCCGCACGTCTTCCGTGAGTCGAGGGTCGTTAACGAATGCTCCCCAGTCGGGAAGCGATCCGTCGTTCTTTGCTAACCGCTGCAAGCGCTTGTACGCAGAGCGAGTCATATCGTTTGAGAAATGCTTGACGTTGAGGCGTCCCAGCAGCGCAAGGCGACGGGAAGCGTCAGTCTCTTCGTCAGCAAGTGAGCGTAGAGCACGCAGTTCCAAATTTAAGTTGTAGAGTTCCATTAACCACCCTATGCAGCTAGGTGTTGGCGCACTCCATGAACTAGCGGAGCGTTTGCGTGCATCCACTGATCGAGGCGTTGAGATTCAGTGCGCAGGCGACAGAGGGTTGCGCGTGTACCCTTCCACGACGCGAGGGCATTGAAGCCCGACGCGCTGCGCAGAACGGACAGTACATCTTCAATGGTCTCCATGTCGATCTGGTGTTTCTTGCGAACGGCGTGTTTCAACGCACTCTCACCAATGGGCTTTTCCAAACCTTGAAGTTCGGTAACGACCGCCACGATTGCCAGCCGCTTGTAATCCTCAGCAAACTGGGAACGGAAATACGAGAAGATAACTTGTTCATTCATAACAGGGTAGCCGCCATTTCATTCATGCCGCAGCGGACAGCGGATGCAGGGCACCGCAACCATCCACCGAACACCTCCGAGAGGTAGTCGAGGCTCTTGCCGCGCAACCACTCACGCACTGTCTTCGTTTTGGAGCGCAGTAAGCGACGCTTGCGCAAGTGCTCCGTAAATTTGTCGCAGTCAAGTCCGAGCAACACACTGTAGAGTGCGAAGCGCTTCGTGCCGCGCACGACGTTTTCCATCAGCCGTTTCATTGACCGCTTGAACTCGAAGTTGTGAATCTCGATAGAGTCGTCACAGCCGCCGAGTTGTTCAAGGGACAGCTCACTATCAGAACTTGCGTAGCGATTGATGTGTGACTCGTTGGCCTCCATCAGCGCATATCTTTGCTCACCGTGCTCAGTGATTTGTACTGTGCGCTTGCGTTTAGCCGCGCTGTGATAGTTCTGCAAGTTCTTGATACGTGAGTGCATGGTCGCACACAGGTAGTTGTGAATATGATCCCGACTCCGCTTGGTGGGCAACATGCTGTAGTACACGCTGATCACTTGCGAAGTAATATCGGTGTCAAGGTCACCCGGGCGCAGGCTGTGAGACCGCGCTACCCATGACAACTTCAAACGAACATGCTTGGTGATGGAATCACGCAGGCCAACAACCAACTCATGGCCCACTGTGATTGCGTCGTTGTAAGCGTTAAGGTCAACCGTCAGGTGATCGATACCATCAGCGTTGAGAACGGAAACAGTCTTCTTCCTCACTTCGAGGTCACGGAACATGTTCACAACGCGACGTGAATCGCGTTGAGTCAGACCGTAACGTTGACCGAGCGCCACAAGGCGACGCTCGGAAGTTGAGTCGGCAACGAGTGCAGCATACGCTGCGAAGAATTTCAACGTCACACCGACATACGCAGTCTCATGAAGGTCTGCGCGGAAGCGAGGTGCTGTGACTTCCGTGTTGGAAAAATCCGCTACGGAAGTAAACCGTGCATGGTACTCTTTGATCGGCTTGCCGTGCGTTCGCAGAAGGTAGAACACCACTTCCTCAAACAGACGGGTTTTGGAATTCAGATTTTTATCGTCGATCAAATCGTGCAGGTCTTTACGCATTTCGAAGGTCTCTCACAGGTTGGTTAGATGTTGGCGATTTCGATTTCACGGACACCCGAGTATTTCTTCGGGCGCTTCTTGGCGACGGGCTTACCTTTGCCTTTCGCCTTCTTGACCTTGCGGCGGTAGCCACCACCAGTCAAGTCCGGTGCGTCGGAATCATCGTCATCGTAATGCGTTCCGATGGCGATACCACTATCTATCTGGCGAGCCAGATCTGCGAAGTCAACCAAGCTGGTTGACGCTCCCTTACCCTTCTTACGCTTGGCTTTGGATTTGTTGGAAATGATCTCGTCAATGTCCGCAACCGCAGAGGCGAGTTCGCCCTTGCGCGGTGCCTTGAACTTGACGTCCTCTTCGGGCTCAAACTTGCGTGCGACAGGAATGGCCTTCGGATCGATCAGGTGCCCTTGAGCGCGCATCTGCTTCAACAGCGGGCGGAACTCGGACAGCGTGTAGAGACACGGCCCGTTGAACTCACCACTGTCAGGCATCTGGTAAGTCAGCGTTGTCTTACCGTCGTCGCTCATTAACCGGATCATGTCGTCGCGCGCATCGAGCACAACGCACGACATGAAGTTACCCACGTAGTTACGGTTTGCAGTGGAGCGAATACGGACGAACATGCGTTGCCCGATACGAACTCCTTTCTCCCGTGTCTTGCTCTCTGTCAGCAATGAGGCGGCCACAACCCGTAGCGCTTTCACATCGAACTTCTTAACGAGGTTGATGAGTTGGCGCAGTGCCACCCGTTCATCGACTGATAACGACAAAAGGTCGGAGCGGAACTTGCCACAAGGCTTGGCGTCCGCCTCCTTACCCATAGAGCTACAGTTCACTGACTTCCCGTTATCGTCAGCGACCATCAGTGCGCGGCGTGACAGCCCTTCGCACTCACCACAGCTCATTGCGCTTTTTACGCTTATTGTTTGTGCCGTCTTCTTCATTGTTCTGAATTCCCTTAGAAGCCGCTGTAAAGTCGATGCAGTACAGCAATGCTTGTGCTACGCTAGTGAGATTTGCGGAACGCTTTATTATCTCAAGGGCGAAGCGCCGATGCTTATCAACAGTTAACGATGGAAGCGTTATCGTCTTGTCCTCGGAATCTACCGGAGGATACAGCATAGCGGAAACCAAAATTCGCAGCCAGCGCTCTGCACGCTGTTCGGCTTCCACGTCTGCCCAGTACGTCGATACCTTCGTTTTTCTGCCACCTTTTAGAAGTGCGAACACTGCACTAGCCTTTGCGTGCAGTGCGGTGTGGCATGAACCGCAGAGGGGAATCTGCAAGTCTTCATGTCCACCGAGAGAACGTGGCACCGTATGATGCCAATGGATGCTTGCGAAGAAGTGAGTACAGATGAAGCACTGGGTTAAGTGCCCTCTGGTCGTCGCTCCTGCTTTAAGCTCATCCATGAGTTATGCCCAAGGCAAACTCCAATCGGTTATCAGTCGCTTGTGCGAACTCGACAACGCGATCAGTCGCTTGACTGCAAAGCGCGGGGCGATCCACACATGCACGAAGTCCACGTTAACCACTTTGGTCAACGCCTTGGCACTCATCAGCGCGTATTCCGTTGGGGTACGGGCGTTGATGATTTCGAGCAAGTGAGTGACATAACTCTGAACCATGTCGCTGGAGTCAGCCTTGTTGCGCTTGTCTTTCAGACGCAGCAATTTCTTTTGGGCCTCTGCGCTATCGGCGGTTGCCTTGAGCGACAGTTGAACAGCACTCTGTTCCTTCTTCGCCTCAACCAGTTCCGCTTTCACCTTAGCGTAGGCGCGCGGCTGTTTGGTCTCACTCAGCTTCTCTAAGCGAGCTTCAACGTCAGCGACAGCTTTGTCAGCACGACGGGCGGCGGCATTCAAATTCTTGAGCTGTTGGATCTCCGCATTCCCTTTCCGTGACTCGTTGATTTCTTGTCGGGCGAAATCTTTCGCGTCGCTCATACGGAACACAAGCAGCGATTGCTTGGCAAGGATGAACTTGCCGTTCGAGAACTTCTCAAGCGTAAACTTCTCGGCTTCGATACCGACGCTCTTGAACGTTTCGAGTTTGAAGTCAGCGCCGAACGTTGCGAGGATCGGAACCTCGGCAATCGCGATACCGCCTTCGCGAGGCTTGGCCGCTTGCAGCTTCGGCTCAAAGCGAGAGCGCAGTTGCGTCAGGTTGGTAATGCCACGGTCAGTCCGCAGGTTTTCTTCCAGCTCTCGGCGAGCGGCGTTGTCCTGTTGACGGCTGTGCATTTCTGACGTTGCGATTTGCGCGATCAGGCGTGAGGCTTTCGTACCGAGCGCAGTCAGCACGCGCAGCATTGGGCCGCGCTTGGTTGCGACGGCAAGTTGTTCGGCGTGAGTCAGGCCATTAAGCCAACTCTCCACCAGTGCAATTTGCACGGAGTCACTTCTGGGAGTTTGGGGATCTTGCGGGCTTGGGTCATCTGCCGCAGCGTCGATCCAGCCTTCGATGAATTCATCGGTGGTGATCGGCTTGCGCGTAGACTTCCCGTCGTTGACCATGTTGGCCCCAGCCTTGTCTATCGCTGCCTTGGCATTGTCGAGGATGAACTCGATGCCTTGTTGGGCAGTGCGCAACGCGGAAATACGCGCGTTGAACTTCGGCAGACTGATCGGAGTGGCCGCAGATGGAGATACGTCTTTCGCGATTCGCTTGGCCTCTTTCACGAAGGCCGTTAACTTGTCGCGCGCATCCATCAGGTCTTGACCTATGAGGGACTGCTTCGGCGCACCAGCAAGGAACTGTTGCGCAGATTCAGCGGCGGAGGTGATGGTGTCCGCCAATACAGAACGCTGCTTCTTGGAGGCAGCGAGAGAATCAAATAGAGTGGCGCACGCTTTGTTAGCGGCGACCAAGTTCTTGTAACCTTGGATAAGAGACATATGCAAATGTTTCCTTGGACGTGAATACACGTAAGCCCAAACAGTATGGGCTGGCGCTGGAAATGCCAAATTAGCATTGCAGCGTAGTGGGGAAGGGGTCAATAACTACTGACCCCTTCAAACTACCTTTTACAGATTTTATTCCTTTCGGTGTCACTCGTCATCGTCGTCAATAAAGACGGGTACATGACTTTGTGCAATGTCAGGTTTCTGTATGTAGGCTTTGATCCGCTTGGACAGATCGTTAGCCGCAGACTTGCCGGGTTCTTTCAAGCGGCGTTGGTATTCAGCCAGCTCGGCTTCCACTGCCGCGAGTTGCGCTTTCACATCAGCCAGTGCGAGCTTGGCGAGCGACCGCAATTGCATTGACAGGATAGCCTCAACCTGATCCTCGTCCAGCTTGAATTCTTTCATCAGGCTGGCCTTGGGCTCCTTGGCAGTGCGGATGATCTTGATAGCACGGTCGAGCGCGTCGGCACTCGCACACACTTTGATCTTGCCGCGCAGAATCTTGCATACGAATTCTGCTTTCGCCATGAAGTGTTTCAGGTAATTGACTTCCAACTCGATCCGGTATGCGATCCATTCCTCAAAGAACTTGAGGAAGTTGCAGTACGCGAACGAGGGTTCGAGTTCCGGATTGTCATCGGAGCCGCTTTGCTCGACGACGCGACGTTCAGTCACACCGAGCGCATAGCTCTCAGACTTCGTGAGCTTATCACGCACACGCAGCGCCAGCTCGTTGAATGCGTCCTCGTCAGTACCACGTTGCGGCGTGACGTAGATGCAGCAACCGAACGGGCCACTGTCTGGGTTCTTACGGCCAGAGATTTCCGCAGCGGACGACACGCCGTCCATGTTGCGCAGATCTTTCAGCGTCTTGTCGAGCGAGTTGGCGTTCGACAGAGAACCTGGGGAGAACGAACGGATGATGATGCGTTTCGTTTTCCATTCGGCATTGATGATCGGCGCGTAGGTCAGGCTACCGCGCCCACTGGCGAGCAACGCGCTTATGTCCTCTTTCGAAGAGCGGCACACTGCACCGTAGGGGTGCTTCACCTTCATGAAGCGTTCGAGGTCTGCCAGCTTCAACTTGCGGCCCTTCAACGCTGCCAGTGTCAGCTTGACGATGCCCGACAACTCGAATGCGGGGTTGCCTGCACGCACGCCGTACGCTGGGATCGTGACGTTGCCTTCGATCAGCAGAGTAGGCAACAGCGCCGGAAGGAACAGCGGCCATTTGCGGTCGAGTGCGAAGTTATCGATCAGCGGTACAGCTTCAAGGTAACGCTTGTCCACCATGAACATCGCACTGAATCGCGACAGGCGCATTTCAGAATAACGCATTGCCGCAGGGTTATCGACAGGCGAGCCGAAGTTACCAGCGCCATCGATCAGCGGAACGTTGAAGTTCGCGATTGTCACACCGGATTCGTAACACGCTTTATCACCGTGCGGGTGATAGTCACCGATTGCTTTACCTGTGATACGCGCGGACTTCACGTAAGCGCCAGTGTGCGTGCAACCGGAATCAACTACCGACCACAGCATGGCGCGGTGAGACGGCTTCAATCCATCGCGCTTGTCGGGAACCGCACGATCCTGCACGACATACGTGCCGTACTCTTTCAGCGCGTGGTCGGTGTAGTCGTTGAGGGTAACGTCAGACAGTTTGCTATCGACCGTCGGAGCCAGTTGCCCGCCAGAGCGGAGCTTCGTGACCTTCTTCTTCTTGGTCTTGGCGCTCACGCTACCGAGTTCGGTTTCATTCAGTGACGACTTCTTGGAGGGCGCTTCTTTCTTCGTGCCCTTCTTCACGATTTTCTTTTTCGGGGCCGCTGGTTTCTCGTCGGCCACTTTCTTGCGAACAATCTTTGCCATGATTTACCCCTTGAAGCCCAGCAGTTGACGACGGGCAGACGCATCGTCACCCACCACACGGTAATACCATTGCTGGCCTTCGGCTGTGTCGAACGGAAGAACACGCAGCACGTTTCGAGTTGTGCTATCGAATGCGATCACTTCCATGACGGGAACAGGAACTTCACCCCAGCCCTTAGCGCGCTGAATCGCGGTGGCCTTCACCTCTTTCGGTGCCTTGGCGATCACCTCTTCCTTGGTGCGTCCGCCGTAGTGCTTGCCCTTGTGGATCACGTTGAACAGCGGAGCGTCCACGACATACACACGGCCTTGACGAATCAGATCAGGGATCAGCGTCCAGATGGTGGCGAGGAACAGAGCATTGATGTGGTATCCGTCCACGTCCGCATCCGCGAGCAAGTAGAGACGCTGCACGCGCAACTTGTTGACGCTGAAAGTCGGGTTCGGTTCACGCTTCTTGATCTGCTCGTCAAACTCTTTGAAGTCCACACCGAGCGACACCAGAAAGTCACTGACGGTCGGGTTGCCGATCACCTTGTCGAGCGGAGAGGTCAGGGCGTTCGCAGGTTTACCGCCAGCCTTGAACACTTCTTGCGTGACAGGGTTGCGGGCGTTCTTCGCAGTACCGCCAGCGGAGTCCCCTTCTACCACGAACATTTCGCGTTGCGTGTCGTCCTTGGTGCTCGCAGTGTGCAGACACGCCGGAGTGCCGCCGACCCGCGCGTTACGTTTCGCATCGGTCATGGAGCGCAGAGTCTTCTGCATACTCTCCCGACTTGCTTCAACTTGAACAGCACGATCCAGAATCGCTTTCGGCAGTGCCTTGTTGGCGGCGAAGTGCTTTTGAATTTCAGGCAACAGCATCGCCTTCACTTCGTCCTGCACCTTGGACACCAGCTTGTCTTTTACTTGGCTGTGATACTGCGCGCCGTGCATACGCCAGTCGAAGATGCCGACCAGACCGAACAGCAGATCGTCACTGCTATACTTGCGTTTCTTCTTGTCGGTGTGCTTGCTGTTTTCGTACGGCTTCACCGCTTCGGCAAGTGCATCGATCAGGCCGCGAACGTGAGTACCACCATCTACGGTCGGAGAGTTGTTCACGCTTGAACGCAACATCATGTGCGGCAGTGTCGTCCACTGCAACAGTGCGGTCACGTAGTCGTTCTTGAACAGCACGGGCTTGGAGCGGCGTGACTCTTCTTCGCCCAGACAGTCGTTGACGATCTCTTCCAACGTCTGCGCCAGCGTACGCTTGTTGATGAACGTCTTTGACTTCACGCCCTTCGCATTACGCACCGACAACACCAGCGTCAAACCTGGGTTGAGTTCGGAGATCGATTCGATCCAACTCACGACGTTGGCAAGGTCGGGGTGCGCAACTTCGCCGCCCTTCGGCAGCTTACCGTTTTTCGCATCAGCGGAAACGATGCCTTGGTTGAGGCGGTTGTGAATCACAGTGCCGTAACCTTTGGAGGTCAGGCATTCGGAAATGTGCTTCGGCAACGACTTCACTTTCTTCGGCTTTGCTTCGACGGGGAAACCGCCTTCGAAACGTTGCGACCAGATTTGCCCGTCGCGCTTCGTCCACACTTCGAGGAAGTCAGACACAGCGTTAACAGCGGTCACACCAACGCCGTGAGTACCAGCAGAAACTTTGTAAGCGGCGTCATTGAACTTGCCGCCAGCGTGCGCGATTGTGAATGCAGCAGTGAGGATCGAAATCTTCTCACCGTTATCACGCTTCTTGAAATCAACTGGGATGCCGCCAGCTTTATCCGCAACGATAAACTCGCGCGTGGTGCTGTCGTAATAAATCTCTACCCAGTCATTACGTCCGGCCATCGCTTCATCGAGGCAGTTATCAACCTCTTCCTTGATACAGCGATACACCATAGAGGGGCCAGCTTCCCCGAGGTACATGTGCGGTCGCGCCTGAATGCCGCGCACACCTTCGTTTATCGCGAACGTGTCGGCAGACTGGCCTCCCGTGCTCTTCTTTTTCTTCTCGGCCATTTTACGCCTCGTCGAACTGTTGATAGTGATAATAGGCTTGCATGTCTTCCTCTTCGGAAGGCGGCAGCGGATACGATTCGAAATCGCCATTCCATCCGTTCAGATTGCGCTGGACATTGCAGTACAACTCCAAAACTTCCAGCGGAGTTTGGCGCAGCATGTCGTGACGCTCACCAATTGAAGCAAGCGGAGTTACTTGCACACCTATTGACGGTTCGAGTTGTACGGTCACGACTACGTAACCAACTATCTCGGCATCAGCGTTGCGCGCGGCATACACTCGATGAAGTGTTGAGGCGGCAGCGGATAGCGCGTCGTTCAGTGTGTTGAGTGAATTGATCATCGGATTCGCTCCATGCGGGATCGATCTATTATATCAAATTGCAGCGGGAAAGGCTAGTACGCTTTTCGACGGCCAGCGGTCTTGCGACGTGTTTAGGAATGGTCGTGTTGGTCGATTGCTTCGACCACATATGACGCGCTAATGTCGCGAACCGTAACCTTGCTAAGGTCGCCTGCATCGATCAGGTTCGACAAGTGCGAACCGAGACGGTTGAGCGCCGTGATATGATCCTTGCTCAGAGTTGTTGCCCACATTAAGACGGGGCATTCTGTCATGAGGTCAACTAGGGAAACGTCGAGAATTTCCAGCGCCTCGATAACTGTTGCCGCACCGCCGATCAAGTCATCCGCAATCTGCGCAACATCACAACGTTGAACGTTGAACTGCGGCTCCACCAGCGCCATCGTACGCTTCGGGTTAGGGGATTGCAGAGCGAGGATCAGATTCTCTTCATGAATCGAAGTGGATGCGCGGGTTTGCACATCGACAAGAACTTCAACTGGGGCAGGCCGCACACCTTTAGCGGTCAACAATTCGCGCAGCAGCGTCACGACGAAAATGCGCGATGCGAGTGAGGCATCGAATTCGGAAAGCACGCAGACGAAGTTAGCGAAGTCACGATCAAGGACGTGTGTTCTTGAACTGCCTTCGAGCAGGTTGCTGAAAACTTGGTGAGCGTTCTCGCACTCTTCCAGAGCAGCAAAGCGACTTGCGGTCAAGCGCATCTGGTAAGCGGAGTCGGTGACGGCAACGAGTGCGGCGAGTGTGTTGTGATTCAGCATGGAATTCCCCAGTTGTTCGCGCAAAGTTGAAATGGAAAGAGGGGCCACGCGGCCCCTCTCAATCGGATCAATCAACCTGAATTACAGTTTGAAGTCCAGAGCGCCGGAGCTGCCTTTGTCTTTCGACTTGCCGCTCTTCTTGCTGCCCTTGTCGCCCTTGGCTTTCTTGTCGGCTTTCTTGTCGGCCTTTTTATCGGCTTTCTTGTCGGCCTTTTTATCGGCTTTCTTGTCAGCTTTCGGCTTCACTTCTTTTTCACCCTTGGCTTTCTTGTCAGCCTTCTTGTCGGCTTTCTTGTCAGCCTTGGCCGGAGCTTTCTCGCCCTTGGCTTTCTTGTCAGCTTTCGGCTTCACTTCTTTTTCAGCTTTCTTGTCAGCCTTTTTATCGGCTTTCTTGTCAGCTTTCTTGTCAGCCTTTTTATCGGCTTTCTTGTCAGCCTTGGCCGGAGCTTTCTCGCCCTTGGCTTTCTTGTCAGCCTTGGCCGGAGCAGCTTCGCCACCTTCCAGAACGGCCAGCTTGCTGCGCAGGGATTCGATGTTGGAATCCAGAGCGTCCACGGTGGACGCTTGCGCGTTCAGGTTCTCTTCGGACTGCTTGCGGGATTTGTCCAGAGCCTTGCCAGCGACGGCGCGGGTTTTTTCCAGAGCTTTCAGCTCGCGTTGGATTTGTTTCAGGTCGGAAGTGTTGACGTTGATTTGCTTGGCCATGATTAGGCACTCCTTAATGGAAATCTATTTGAGAAAAGTCGCACGGGTTTCTTACCGTGCTAAGAATTAGTGAGTGCTGGAAATTAATCTTCACACTGAACACGGCGGGCAAGCTACCCGCCGCTGGGATTGAGTCAGACCGAGGAATTAATCTTCGTCGTCGAAGTCTTCATCTTCGTCTTCGTCTTCGTCCTCGTCTTCGTCTTCATCGAAGCCGTCTTCGTCGTCGAAGTCTTCATCTTCATCTTCGTCTTCGTCCTCGTCTTCGTCTTCATCTTCGGCCTGCTCTTCGATCCATGCGGTGACGGCGGCACGCAGTTGATCTTCGTCGTAGCCGTTCAGCTTGCGAGTAGATGCGATCTTGTTGGCCTTGGCGAATTCGCGAAGCTCGTCTTCGTCGGCGTCTTCGGGGTCGAAGTCTTCGTCTTCGTCTTCGTCCTCGTCTTCATCTTCGTCTTCATCTTCGTCTTCGTCGTCGGACTCTTCGTCCTCGTCCTCGTCCTCGTCTTCATCTTCGTCTTCGTCGTCGGACTCTTCGTCCTCGTCCTCGTCTTCGTCTTCGTCCTCGTCATCGGCGAGTTCGAACTTTTCGGACAGGGCGGTTACGATACCGTCTTCGCCCAGCTTCTTGGCGGCCTTCTCGGTCTTGGCGACGCCAGTGGCGATGGCCAGTTCGATCAGCTCGTCTTCGTCCATTTCGTTGATGGCTTCAACGGCAGCCGGATCGGATTTCTTGAGCGCGGCGACAACCTGCTTGATGGTCATCTTTTTCTTGGAGGCTTTCTTGTCAGCTTTCTTGTCGGCCTTCTTGTCGGCCTTGCCGCCTTTCTTGGACTTGGAAGAAGTTTCTTCCTCTTCGTCTTCGTCTTCGTCCTCGTCTTCGTCGTCAGCTTCGACTTGCTTGGACTTCTTGCCGCCCTTCTTGTCGGCGGTGGCAGCTACCAGACCGAAAGAAGCGGCCAGTGCAGCGGCAGCAGGATCGCTGTTGATGTATTCGGCAGCAGAGCCAAACAGGCTTTCGAGGAAAACGACGCCAGCTTTCTTCGGAGCGGATTTAGCAGCAGCGGTCTTGTTGGATTTCTTAGCCATTTTCTACAGTTCCTTGAATTGCGCATTTGCGCTGGAGAGATAAGGCGCGCGGTTTCGCAGCGCCCCGATTTTCAATTACTATTTACAGATTTCGAAAGCAGACTTGGATTACTTGGCAGCGCGGCGCAGTTGAGTTACCTTGCCGGACTTTTTCTTGCTGCCAGCTTCACCAGCGGGCGCGGCAACTTTCTTGCCGTCCATGCCAGTGACGGTAACGCGAGCGTGGGAGTCCATCTGCACAGTGGTCACTTCGCCAGTCTCGGCGCTGGTGCAGATCAGATTACCTTCGGCATCGTAATCAACCTTTACACCTTTCAGTTGGAACACCGGAATGGTATTCCACATGGTAATCGCAGCGGCGCGATCCTTGGCGGCATCACGGGCGATGGCGATAACTTCGGAGCGGTTGATGGTGGTTTCGATCTGCTTGGAAGAGCCGTAACCTTTCTTGCGGCGAATCAGCAGCGTGTTGCCGCCTTCGCGCAGAATCACGGCACCGAAAGTTTCCGGAGCGCGCGCAAACACCTGAACTTCAAACTGCGCTGCATGGGAAGTGGACTGGTCGAGGTTGGCTTTCTCAACGATACGAGCAGCACGGGTACGCAGGCCGGTTTCAGAAGCGGAACGCTTTTTAGCATTAGACATAACGAGATTCCTTGAATGGGATGTTTGATTAACGGCTTACAATTATCATTTACAGATTACTGACGTCAGCGCGACAGCATGTCGGCCAGCACCAGAAGAACGGGCAAGGCAACGATAGTTAGAATCGAAAAACAGAATAGCTTCGATGCCTTGGAATTAGCAAGTGCAGCTCGGAGCATTTATTTCTGACTTCCGGTCTTTTCTAAAGTAGCGAGTGCGCGACCGCGAATGTCTTCTTCACTTTGCGCAGGCTCGGCAGGTTGCTGCGGAAGCATGAGATTGATTTCGTCACGCAACGCGCGCAGCAGCTCGTCGCGGGCGGCGGAGTCAGTCGCTTCGCACACCACGCCAAGGCGAGTTGCGAATAGGCGAATCAACTCTGCGGGCCGGTTAGAGAGTGCCACAACTTCCGCGCCGAGGTTATCACATTTGCGGGTGGCGGCGGCAAGAACTTGTTGGCTTTGTTCCTGTTGCTGCATACGCAGTGTTTCGCTGGACACCAACTTATCGCTAAGTTGTGCCACAACATTATCATTATCAACCAGCGCACCTCTTGCAGTACGCGCAGTGAGTTCAAGTGCGAGAAGTACGTCGCACATGCTTTTCGTTTGTTCCATTACGCTCTCCAGAATTAGGGGAGGTTTTACCCTCCCCTTAAAGTTACTGACTACAGGCGATTATTCTTTACCGACCGCCTCGTCTTCGTCGGATTCGACGTTGCCTTGCGGAACCAGCATGATGGTGTAGTCACCGCCCAGCGCAAACAGGTTCGGGCCAGCGTCGGTCAGCATTACCGCACCAGTGTCGGACAGCACGCCGTCGATCAGTTCGATCTCGTCTTCGTTCTCAGCGTTGTCGAAGTCGATGCGCTGGTCTTCGCTCAGGTAGCTGATACCGTGATCTTCACCGGACATAACTGCGGCCATACTTGCACCGACTGCACCCGCCCAGTTGCCGTACACGGTGGGCTCTTCGTTCTCTGCTACGGAGAGCATGGTTTGCAGACATTCAACGACAGACATACCGCTGGTGTCTTGCAGTGCTGCATCAGCGCCGAGGAAAGTGATCGCAGGCAGCACAGGCACGCCAGTACGTTCAGCGTTACGCACGGCCAGCTTGCACAGATGCTCAACCAGCAGCGAGCGACCTTCTTTGGTGCCACCGCTCAGGCGCGGCAGGAACATGGTCAGGACGGTGGTCACTTCGATGGTGGTGCCAGTTGCAATGTTGTCACCAACATAGAAGTTGGTGGACAGGCTGCACAGGTCGTTGAAGTTCACGACGCGCTCGTCGCCGTCGCCTTCTTCGTCAGCGAACCCGACAGTGATATTGCCTTCCGGATCCAGCACGATACGCTCTTCACCGCGCAGGTTCATGTTCAGGCCACCGGAACCGTTCGGCAGTGCCGCGATGATTGCGCGGGCCAGACGTTCGTGATCACCTTTCAGTTTGCTCTGCGGAATCAGCACGCTCGCATTTGCGATCTTGGCCAGTTCGCTTGCGACGTCACGGATAGGGCCGAGGTAGAAACCGCGCGGTGCATTTTTCTTGCCCTTGGTGCGACCGTTCAGACCGATGCTCAGGTCATAGTCACCTTGCTCACCTTCGACACAACCCAGCGCCAGAATTTCTTCTTCGGTCAGGTGCAGACGGTTATCCAGTGACAGGTTCAGAACCAGACGCGGAACGATGGTAACGTTGACCAAACGCAGGTCGTCGCTTTCATCTTCTTCGTCGTCTTCTTCGTCACCCAGACCCATTTCGTCGTCTTCGTCGTCAACGTCATCATCGTCGCCTTCGTCACCCAGATCGATTGCTTGCGCGTCGGCAACGGATTCTACCAGCTCACTGACAACGGCAGCGAAGTCATCATCCTCTTCTTCGATGGAGTGATAGAGGGAGTTGAGAGTCAGGCACACGGTCTCGCCGTTGTGGTCGCACATTTCGGCAACGGCAGCGGCCAGCTCTTCGACAGTGACACCGCCGTCAGTGATACCAGGGATCATCAGTTCAGCAACGCGATACAGGTCTTCACCCAGTTCGGAGAAGGCGGCGATCAGAGAGGATTCGACAGGCTCGATACCGTTGCCGTCTTCGTCTTCGTCCTCGTCTTCTTCCAGTTCGGCGTCGAGTGCGTCGGCCATAACGTTCGCGCTTTCTTCAACGGCATCGAGCAGCGCTTCGATCTCAGCGGAGCCGGAGTTGAGCGGATCGAAATCGTCGGTGTCACCCATCAGCAGGCCGACGATTGCAGCCAGTTGGTTGCTATCGGTGTCGTCCATAACTTCGGTAATGTCACCCAGATCGAACGGCGCATTGATCGGCATGTCTTTGAACAGGTCAACCATTTGAGTTGCACCGTCTGCCAGAACTTCGGTAAGGCCAGCAGTCTCTTCGCTCGGCAGATCTTGGTAAGCGCCATCGATCAGCAGCAGAGACAGAACAGGCCAGCGCTCACGGGCATAATGTTCGGCGTCTTGCGCTTCCTCTTCTTCCTGATCTTCGACGGCGGCGACTTCTTCCTCTTCGTCTTCGTCGTCTTCGTCAGCAACAACAGCGGCGACCGGAATGGAGGCGGCAGCCGCGACCGGAGCGGCAGCAGCGACCGGAGCAGCAGCAGCAGCAGCCGGAGCAGCAGCCGGAGCGGCGTCGGCGTCTTTCATCAGCTCGCCCAGCTCAACGAAACCAGCAGCGATTGCTTCGGCGTTGGCTTCAACTTCCGGCAGCAGTGCGCGATCCTTTTCGTTCATCGCGTTCACAACCGGAGCGAACTTCACGTAGCGCTGGATGCGGGCCGGAGTAGCGAACAGCTCGGAAACTTCCGGCAGGTTCGGGGTAATGACTTTGATGGCCGCATACATTTCTTGGCATACGCGCATCAGTTCGGTCAGGTTGGTCATGGCTTTCGGTTCCTTTTGTTCGATGTTGTGTTGTTCATTTACAGAATTCAGTGACGCGAAATGCGCGGCCAGCGCGTCGGTGGCTTCCAGCATAAACGGCAACATGGATTGCGTGTCGATGCTCAACTTGTTGGTCAGCGCAGGCATTTGCATGTAGGTTGCCAAACGCTTGGGACTTGCAAACAGTTTGCCGATCTCGTTGACGTCAGGCAGGCCATCTTTGATGCCTGCATACAACTCTTCACAGCAGGCGATCAGGAAGTCGAGGTTTTCCGGAACCGCTTCTTCGATCACAACTTCCGGAGTGTCCACGACGTCACCGATGCCGACACCAGTCTCGACAACCGGAGCAACGTCAACGCCGCCGATCACAGGCTCAGGCATTTCGTTTTGCTCTACTTCAACGACAGGCGAGAGATCCGGATCTTCGATTACGACAACGCAGTCAGCGGAGCTGGTTACGATGCTGGCCGGAGGTACGCCGCCCAGCGCTTCGACAGCATAACCGCCGTGCGCCGCGTCAGACAGAAGGTTAGCGATCAGCTCGTCGCTGGAAGTGCTGGATGCACGTTGCCACACGTCATCGACATTCAGATAAACGTCGAACAGTTCAGCGATGTTATCGAACACGGCTTCGGGGTCGCTGCCATCAACGGACAGAACAGCGAACACGTTTTTCGCTTCGAGCATTGCGGACACGCTTTCAAAGTTCGCGCCCTCACGCTGCACTTGCTCAGTGAACAGGCGACGCGCTTTGTCATCCAGTGCAATCAGATCGACGCTGTAGTCGTCGGTGGTGATTGCGCGAGTTGCCAGCGTGCGAGCAAACAAACGCAGCGAAGATTTCAGCCCTTCACAGCGAGAAGCCAGATTGGTATTGGACGGACGCAGTGATTTGGAGTTGGCAATCCCCTTCGAACGATCCAGAGCGGACGCGAGAGGTGCAGATGCGATAATGATCATGATGTTTCTCCGTTACCAGATTCGAGAGCCTTTCGGTCTCAGTGTGTAAGTGATCGATTTACCCTTTACAGTTTTCTGCGCAGGGGCTAGACGTCCGGCAAGCTCAAGGAACCGCTTGCTCTTAATCGGACGCCATTCAGATTCTTCGGGCTTGGTGATTGACGTCGGCAGCATTACATCAAGCGCGTGGAACGAAACTATGTTCAGCGCGTTCTCGGGATGCGGCTTGCGTGTGAACTTCACCAACTCATCTTCCAACTCTACAAGGCGAGCCAGACGCGCGTTTGCACGTTTCGCCTTGGTGGCGATGTTATGCGTGACGCGCTTGCGTTCGAGACGGTCGGCATACTTCGCAAGGAATGCGCGTGCCCTGATTGCCTTCTCACGGTATTCCTTTACAGCTTCTTTCAGCGCGAGGTATTCAGGCGTTGGGTACATATCCCAAAGCTCGTCAACCTTCAACGTGTCGAGGCGCAGCAATTGCTTCAAGCACGATGCTTGCGTCATTGAAGCGGGCGCGTCCGGAAAGTGGAACACACCGAACACCGCAAAATACATTCCGGTGCCAGACATAATGTCTTTGACGTCGATGATTTTGTGGATACCGCGCGGGCCACTCTTAGCGAGCAGGTCAGCACGCAACGCGAACATGGCAGGCACAGCGTTAACGCCCTTACGATGCTTGAACACAAACGCATCACACAGTTTGTATTCGCTGCTTTCGTATGACCTCTGACGATACACCAGCGCGCCGTACGCAGCGTGTTGAGGCACGCTGATTTCGTGTTGTGTGCCGCGCCCTTCGGATTTGAAGAACGGCCACACTTCGCGACCCAGCGCAGTGCTCACCCAGTCACGCGACGGCACGAACGGCCACGGCGACATAAAGGATGCAACTGCCTCAACGGATGCTTCGACACCAGCAATCGCAGCGAACATTTCAGTGCGTTGCTCTTCGGTCATGCCTGCGGTTGTTTGACGCAGAGTCTTCAACAACTCCACATCGGGAGGCACGCCGAGACCAGCGCGAACCATATCAACCAGACGATCACGCTTCGGAGCGCTCGCTAAATCTGCACGTACCTCGTCGATAATGCGCTTCGCACGCTTTACCGAAATGCGCGGCAGATACTTGATTGAGGAATAGTTACCTTGGCCCTGCTTACCTTTTGTTTCCGTGCGGTGCCAACGCGAATCAGACACGTCCACATCACACATGTCCAGAATATCGAATATCACAGATCACCCCTTGTCGTTGTCTTCCTCGTCTACCATAAACTGCGGTAGCGAATCGTGAGTATCCAGCCACCATCGCTGAACATACTCAGGCGTGTTCTCTTGTCCGTCGAACTGCGAGAAAGGATCGTTGCGCATCGCTTCGAATACTTTCTCCAAAGATGCAGTGCGAACATTCGGGCCGAATATCACGTAGTCGTCGGCGTCATCTTCAAGCGGCCCACCGCCGACGGAATCACTTACAGCACTCGCCGCGTACATGACGCAGTAAGTTGGATGGAGACGTTGCGTCAACTCTTCGGCAAGCGCGAGCGCGCCGATTTCATTGCGCTTCTTTTCGGACAGGTTATAGATTGCACGGGAGTGAATCACCACGGGAGTAACTTCACTATCTTCGTGCATCAAGGCGGAGACGAAACGCCTCAGTGTGTCGATTTTGTTCATAGGGCAACACTCCAAGGGGCGCTTGTCGCCCCTCATATTATTCCTTTACAGGAAAGTCGTAATGCGTGTAAATCGAAGTAATCAACTCACGCCAGTAGGCTTTCCATTCTTCGGTGCTTTGGAACTTCGCGCCGCGACTCTTTTCAATTGCGTCACGTAACGCTGGCCCGGGCAACTTCGTTTGCCGGAGCACGAACAGCGCACTTAACGGCGGACGTCCGGCTTTCAAATCCATTTCGTACAAACCAAGTAGCGTTTCGTTCACTTGGCTACGATATGCGTTGAACTTCGGATCGTCAGGCGCTAAGTAATGATGGGAAAGGACGGCACTCAGATCGATAAGCGTCTTGCTCATGGCTGCACCAACCAAAAGCTGATAGACGATGCGACTGTCAATCATTGATGTTCCTTAGAGGGGCGAACGTTCGCCCCTCACATACGAGGCAGGGGAGAGGTTAGATAGTGAAGCCGTCCTCGTCTTCCTCTTCCTCTTCCTCGTTGTCGTTGCCTTCCGCTTCACCGATTTGGACAGTCAGACGCTTGGCCGCGAACTTGGTGGATACCCACATACGGCGCACGCTCTCACGGTCGTTCTCAATGTCTTCGACGCGAGCCATTACCATGCACGGGTCGCCGTTCTCATTGTTGGCGAACGCGACGAACGCGAGTTCGAGTTCCTTGTCTTTGTGCGAGTAGTCGAACACGATCCCAGGGAAGAGGTCATCCAGACCCAACGCTTCCAGCATTTCGGCATTCAGGTCGGTCGCTTCGTTCTTCGGCAGGCGCGGCAGATTTTCGAAACAGGTAGCGGGCAGATCGATTTGGATGTAAGGAACTTCGTCCTCGTCCTCTTCGTTCTCTTCGTCCTCGTCCTCTTCGTTCTCTTCGTCTTCCGGATCGAAGTCTTCGTTCTCTTCGTCTTCCTCTTCTTCGTTCTCGTCTTCGTCCTCATCGCCGTCGAAGTCGGTGTCGAGTTCGTTCTCTTCCTCTTCCTCAGAGAAATGCTCGCTGTACTTGCGGCAAATGTCGTCGTCTTCCATGCGACGTGCTTGGCTTGCAGTCAGGAAACCGCCCTCGATCAGCGCGTCGAGCATTTCGTCAACTTCCAGCGCTTCGGCTTCGGCTTCGCCTTGGTAGTAGTTGCCCAGATCAAAACCAATCTTGAGCATGACGCGAGCGCCGCCTTCTTCTTGGAACACGGCATCACCTTCGATGGTGATATGGTCGTCAAAGTTTGCATCGCGAGCGGCGGCATTCAGCTCGGCCAGAACACCATGCAGAACCTTGCTTGCGATCTTGGCATCAAGGCCGCTTGCATCGCGCAGTGCGGCAAGTGCGGCGGCGACGCCATCGGCAACTTTCTTGTTGCGCTTGCCTTCGGACTTCGGAGCCGGATCAGCTTTCGGCTGCACCTTCGGCTCTTTCTTGGTGGAAGGTTTCTTGTCAGCTTTCGGCTGCACCTTCGGCTCTTTCTTGGTGGAAGGTTTCTTGTCAGCTTTCGGCTGCACCTTCGGCTCTTTCTTGGTGGACTTCTTCGCGAACGTGTAACGAGCATAACCGCCCATGTCGCGAACTGCGGTGACGGTGCCTTCTGTGAGGTGTTCATGCTTGAAC